GCTCGGGCCGGTCGGGCAGCGTCGGGCCGAGCCGCGCCATCGTCGCGCGCCACTTGGCCGCGCGGATCGCGCGCCCGTTCATGCCGCGACTTCATCGAAGAAGTCGTCGGGCGATAGCGCGATCTTGCGCTTCCGCGCCGCGGCGAGCAGTGCGCGCTGGTGCTTGGTCGGAATGCAGCCATCGCTGCCGCCGCGTTCGCGGGGATACCCCCACCGATGCACGGCGCTGACATCCAACCCAAGAAGATCGGCGACCACGCGATGACCGCCAAACTTCGAAACAATGCGTTCTGCGGTGTTCATGGCGGCGGATATTGCGCTAATCGCAAGCCACCCGCAAGCGCCGATTGCGTTCTTATCAATGGCGCGGGCCTTGCGGTTTACGCAAAGCTTCGGGGAATGAATGCGGACGACATCAAGAAAGAGCTGGCACGCGCGGGGCACACACGAGCGCAGCTTGCCCAGCTATTGAAACTCGACCCATCCGCAATCACCCGGCTGCTGCAAGGCAAGCGCCAACTCAAGGCGGCTGAAGCCGACAAGATCAGGGAATGGTTTGCGCTCGCTCGCCTTCATCCAGCCGTCACGCTGCAAAATCCGCAGGAAAGCGACGGCCAAGGAGGCACCGTGAAGCAGTCGGCGTTCTTTGAAACAGCGGCCCAGCTGCTGGCCACTTTCAGCATTGATGATCGGATCAAGCTGTTGCGGCGAGCCGCGGAGATATCCGAAGCCCACCCTACCGAAGAGGCGACAGCACGGTAAAGCTGCTGCGCCTCATCCCACGAGACAACGAGCAATAACTTGCAGGGCCGCCCTAACCCGGCGGCCCTCTTTTTGCCCAGGGCGTCCACGTGCGCCCGCCATCGTCGGAACGCCACACCTGCCGATCGCTGTCATAGGGAGAGCACGACATGACGGACCAGCGGCCGCCCATCCACTTCGTGGACAACCCGCACGCCCCCGACGTGTTCGCCACCGAGGCGGTCGGCTTCGCCGCATTCGGCGCCAACGTCGCCATCACCTTCGCGGCGGCGCGCGTCAGCCATGTCAGCACGCCGGGGCCGGTCAATCGCGTCGTCATCGGTCGACTGATCATGCCAGTTCCAGCTGCCTACGACCTCGCCGCGGGGCTGTTCGACTTCCTGAAGCAGCACGGCTACGACCCGGCGAACAAGCCGGGCGCGCCGCCGATGCAGTAGCCCTGCGCAGGAGCCCCATTGTAGCTGAAAGAATTGTAGCTGAAAGGTAAGCGGGGCGCTCTGCCGAGACGCCCCGCCCACTGAAGGGCCTCAGGCCGCCGCTGCGTCGTCTCGCCGACGCCGCCGCAACAGGCCCAGGCCGAGCAGCACTGCGCCGAGCACCGCCAGCGTGGCGGGCTCCGCCACTTCTGTCGCCGCGGCGTTGCCCGTGACCGACGCCGTGAAGCTGGCGATGGTCTGCCCGGTGTCGCAACCGGGATTGGTCGCGGTGCACGCCGTCAATGACACGGGCGGTGCCACGTTGGTGAACGAGAAGCCCAGCGCATTGGGCTCGCCAAGCGCCAGGATCACATCGCTGGTAAACGTGACATCAGGCGCCGCGACGACGATCTGAACCGCACCGTTTGCCGTCAGCGCGCCATCCGAGAAGGTGCCCGACAGGTAGTTGACCGCGCAGCCGGCGGCCGTCGAGCAAATGCTGAACGTGCCGGAAAACTCCTGGGTGATGAACGGCCCGACAAGAGACGCGCCGCCGATGGAAGCGGCCGACACGTCGAGGAACGCGGCGAACGGCGTCGCCGGGCCGTTGGGCGCGATCTGGGTCACGGTGACGGGAATGTCCGTGCCGCCCCAAACCGTGCCGGTGGCGCTCGCCGTGCCGGTGATGGTGTTGGCGCCGCCCGACTGACCGTAGGTGATGATCACGTCGGCGTAAGCCGGCAGTGCGCCAAGCAGCAGCGCTGCGGCTAGTGCGAGATGCTTCATGGCTGAAAACTCCCTGGTGGGGTTACCAGCCACGGGCAGCAATCCCTATGCCGATGCGGTTTTGCGGGGTTTTCGGTGCCGCCCCGGCCGCGGCTGTAAAGCCGGCTGACAGTTCCGGCTTGCGATTTTTGCAATTTCCCTATTGACGCAGGTTGCGATTTTCGCAACACTCTTCCTCACGCGCTGCAGCCCGCCGCGCGGCCGCAAAAAGCCCGCCCCGATCAGGGGGCGGGCCAGCAGCAAAGGGACGAGTCAGCGATGACAACCGTAGTGAAGCGCCGGGTTGCCGGCAAGACCCTGATCGGGATGGCCATCAGCGAGACGGCGTTTCTCGGGGTCTCCTCCCTCAACCAGCTCATCACCTTCGGCCTGGTGCAGCCGAGCTACAACGAGCACGCGAAGGCGAAGGAGATGCGCCGCGATGCGACGCTCGCCAAGGCGCATGGCTTGCGCGAGACCGTGCAGCGCCGCTTCGACCAGCCGCGCATGAACCGCGCGCACCACTACTCCGACTACATCGAGCGCGTGAATGCGGGCGCTGCGCTGGGTGCGACGCCGCCGATCACGCTCTACTGCCCCGAGCTCGGCATAGTCGGCGAAAGCGAAACGTCGCTGACGTTGCCCGCGATCTCACCGTTGGTGAACCTCGACGGCGAGACCCAGACCGAGGCGCGCTTTCTGCTGCGCGAACGCGATGAGGCGACCGGTGATGATCCGATCCCCTTCACGCTCTATCACGGGATCAGCGCTGAGCACGCCGGCACGATCATGCACGATTTCAATAAGTATGCGCATCCGGTCAAGGAACGCGCAGTTGCGGTCCTGAACGCCAACGGCCCGCTGACCAAGGCGATCAACGAAGCGGTCAGGCTCGCCGACATCGCTCCGGTTCAGGTCGCCCGCTTCAAGAACACGCCGAGCAAGCAGCAGGTCGCCGCATACCAATCGCTGCTCGCAGGCGCCGCGGGCGCTGCGGTTGGGCTCAAGGTGCTGCCGCAACTGAGCGCGCAGATCGCGCATCTCAACAACGGCGCGACACTGAACGCCGACGACGTGCAGCGCTTCCTGGTGCCGGCGCTCGAGCTGGCAAAGGCGCATCCCGACATCGGCCGCAGCCGCACCGCGATCTGGGCGCTGATGGGCGCGATCGCCAAGGACCACGGCAAGATGCCGACCGAGACCGAGTGGATGGCGGCAGCGGCAGCCTATGGCGTGAAGATCGAGGGGGTGCGCGGTCCCAAGTCGGCGCGCATGAAGGAACAGGCAGCGCTGAAGGTGATGGGCATCGCCGTCACCTCCGACGCGCCCACGGCTTGATCCCGGTGCTTGCCATGACCACGACACCAGTCCCGAACACGGCCGGGCTGTCAGGCGCCGGATCGGGTGATACGAACCGACGCCCGCACGACATCAGGTCAGTCCTGCTCGCGACGATCGACATGGACGAGGGGGCGCGCATGCGCCCTCTCGATCCCGCGAAGGTCGCCGAGCTCGCCGCAAGCATGAAGGCGCACGGCCTGCTACAGCCGATCGGTGTGCAGCAGGTGAAAACCGGCCGCTTCACGACGCGCCACAAGCTGATCTACGGCGCGCATCGCCTGGCTGCGGCCAGCCAGTTGCACAGGGATAACCAGCGCTTCGACACGATCACCTGCATGATCTACCCCGAGACCATGCCGGCCGCGGCCATCCAGATGGACGAGATGGTCGAGAACCTGCACCGCAAGGAACTCACGCCATCGGAACGCGCAGGGCATACCGCGCGCTATGCCGGCCTGCTCAAGAAGGCGGGGCTCGTCACATCGGGACGGTCAAAGCAGGCTGAGACGCAGGGCACCATCAAGGGGGCTAGAGGCAAGTCACTTGCCTCTAGCCCGCCGCCCGTGCCGACCGTCAGGGAGAAGCTCAGCGGCGAGCTTGGCATTACTAAGACCGCGGTGCAGAACCGCGTGGCGCTCGCCACGAAGCTCGCCGCGCGTCAAGGCGTCGTGCCGGCGCACAAGACGATCGAGAAAATGACCGCCGACGAGCTGATGGCGGTCGGCGATGCCGCGGTGCAGGAAGGCCAGCGCAAGCGCGAGAAAGCGAGCGCCACCGGCAAGTCGGATCGCAGCACCGATCCGATCCAGCCGGCCAAGCCGACCGAGAGCACAGTGCGGCTCGACGTCGACGATCTGCCCAACAAGCTCGAAGCCTGGGTACGGCGCCGCTGCAATGACACGAACAAGCGTCTGTCGCTCGGCGTGCTGAAAGCGACGCGCGCGCGGCTCGACGCAATCATCGCCGAGATCGAGGAGACCGGCGCGTGCCGGCCAAGCAAGGACGCTCGCGAATGACCATCGTCGCCGACCACATCAAGGCCAGTCGCAACGCTTTCCAGTCCGCGCTGCATGCGCTCGACGCCGTGGCGCACGCCATGGCCGAGGCCGAGGCGCCCAACGGCGAGGCCGCCTACGCCATGTTTACCGCCCAAGCGCGCCAGTCGCTCCTGGATGCGATTTCACATCTCGATGGTCGCCACCGCACCGTGACGCTGCCCGCCTTGCCGCGCCTCCCCGCCCCACTCATTCACGAGAACCGCTGATGGACACGACCGACATGGCCACCTGGATCGACGAGAGCATCGCCGAGATCGTCGCCGACACGATGCACGAGCACCACGACATGGACGTGTCGTTCGCGGATCACGCGCGCCACATCGTGGCGGCGCTGCGCGACTACGGACTGCTCGCCGATGCCGCGCTTGATGTCGAAGGCGTGCGCCACATGCTCGACGCCCTCACGGTGCACGGCCGGGAAGCGTTCAGCGACGATTTCCACTTCTGCACCGCGACCATCTGGTCGCACAAGTCCCGCGGCCCCGAGGGCTTCGCGGTGACCTTGCATATCGCAAACACCGCCAAGGCCAAGACCTTCTACGCGGAATTTCCCGCGCACGCATTTGCCGCCGCCCATGCGTGGATCATGGCCAACAATCCGCGCACGCGCGAGGCCGAGGGCTGGCAGATCCTCGGCGTGGTGCGCGCATGAGCCGGTACGATAGCTGGAAGGCGCGCGAGCCTGAGCCATGCACCGAGGACGCGCGCGAGCAGGGTTGTACGTGTGGCTTCAGCCGCGTCCACCCCACTGACATCGACCCGCCGGAGCCGCGGATCAGTCGCGACTGCCCGCTGCATGGCGACGACCCGGACGATGCTTACGAGCGCATGCGCGACGAGGGCGGCCTGGAGCCCGACACCGCCGACGACTATCGGGACGACCTCTAGATGCTGACTAAGACGCCGACGCACGCCATCTGGTGCGCCATGCTGGCCGCCATGGCGAGCCTAGCCGCATGCTCCAGCGTCGAGGTCGCCCCGCCGCCGCCGCCTGCGCCGCCGGCTGCCGTAGCCCCGGACCCGCAAATCCTCGCGCTCACGAAACAGATCGAGGGCCTGCGCGCCACTATCGCGGCCATCGATCTGCGGCCGACCTATCAGCTGCAGGAATGATCGCCGATGAAGCCGCCGCGCCCGTGGTTCATGCCCGCGCGGGACAAGCGCATCGCCCGCATCCTGCTCGGCGCCATCGTGATCGCAGCAGCCATCGCTTTTTATCTTGGGGGGCTTTTTCGGTGACCGACGAACGCGAACGGATCGAAATCACGAACAAGGGCGCCTGGCTCGACCTGCGGCGACGCGATGTCACGGCATCTCAAGTAGCGGCGCTGTTCAGCGAACACAAATGGCTGACGATGTTGATGCTCTGGCAACAGAAGCGGGGCGAAGATGGGCAGCAAGGAGACTCGCCCGCGATGCGCCGGGGCAGGATTCTAGAGCCCGCCGTCGCCGAGGCCGTCAAAGAGGAAAACCCCGAGTGGGCGCCGATCATCCGCAAGGCGAATGAGTATTGGCGACTGCCCGCCATGCGGCTCGGCGCGACGCCCGACTACTACATCGGCGAGCCCGGCACACCCGGCTTCGGTTTGCTCGAGGCCAAGACCGTAAGCCCTGACCAGTTCGAGATCTGGAACGGATCGCTGCCCCTGGCCTACACGCTTCAGTGTCTCGCGCAGCAGATGTGCACCGGCGCCGCCTGGGGCACCGTCGCGGTGCTCGTCACCAATCGCGGCTTCGACCTGCACATGTACGCGGTGCCACGTCACGCAGCGGCCGAGGCGAAGATCGCCGCCGCCGTCGCCGAGTTCTGGCGCGCGGTGGATGCCGGCGAGCAGCCGCCGCCGGTGATGCCGCAGGACCGCGAGACGCTGATCAGAATGTTTCCGAAGGACGACGGAAGCTCGTTGGATTTGAATTTTGACAACGAGCTTCCGGTACTCCTTGCGGAACGCGCCAGTCTGAAAGTCGCGACGAAGCGACTGGTTGAGATCGACGAAACCATTAAGGCCAAACTCGGCTCTGCCGCAACAGCCTTTTGTTCAGACTGGCGTATCTCATACCGCGCGCATGAGCGCGCCGAATACACCGTGCCAGCGAAAACTGTCCGATCGTTGCGAATAACCAGAAAGGGCATGAACGGGGATGCCGATGGGTAAGCATCGAAATCCGCGTCGACGCATCCCGCTTTCGGAGCGTTTCGATCGGCACTGGACCGGCGAACCCAGTTCAGGATGCTGGTTATGGTTAGGTCCGCTAAATAATTCCGGCTATGGGTCGATGTTGGGATCCGGCGCCGGTAAAAAAGAGTTAGCGCACCGTCTCTCATGGATCATTCACAACGGAGATATCCCGAAGGGGATGTGCGTTTTACATAAATGTGATGTCTCGTCATGCGTTCGTCCCGATCATCTGTTTCTCGGAACGAAGGCTCAAAATTCAGCCGACATGGCGAAAAAGAAAAGAAGCACCATCGGAGAAAAACACCCGAACGCGAAACTGACGAGTGCGCAGGTCATGGAAATCTATGCTTATACGGGAAAATCGCATCGGCTTATCGCGATGGAATACGGGATTACGCGCAAGCAAGTGAACCATATCAAAAACGGCCGCAACTGGCGCTATACAACCAAGCACGGAGATACCAATGGCCAGTAAGCCACTCACCAAGGATGCGCAGCCCCAGGACCCGTCGCGCGCGCTGGAGACGGTGCTGATCGAGGGCGATCTGTCGGTGCTGTCCGCGCCCGAGCGGGTTCACTACTACCGAGCGGTATGTGAAAGCCTCGGGCTCAATCCGCTGACGAAACCTTTCGAGTATCTGCGGCTCAATCAAGCTCTCGTCCTATACGCCAAGCGTGACGCGACCGATCAGTTGCGCAAGATCAACAAGATCTCGGTGCGGCTCGGCGAGCCGCGCACCATCGAGGGCGTGTACATAGTGACTGCCCACGCCACCGACGCCGCGGGCCGCGAGGATGCCTCTACAGGCGCCGTCTACATCACGGGGCTCTCGGGCGAAAAACTGGCGAATGCCATGCTCAAGTCCGAGACTAAAGCCAAGCGGCGCGTCACGCTGTCGATCTGCGGCCTCGGCATGATGGACGAGACGGAGATCCCGATCGAGGCGGCGACGCGCGCCGCGACGCGGCCGACCATCGCCCGCAAGCCCGCGGACGACCTGGAAGACTTTGCCGGCGAGCATCCCGCGCCCCCGGGGACAACCGACGATGGCGGCGACAGCGGCACGCGGCGCGATCCGGATGTCGATGCGGAAACCGGCGAGATCATCGACGGCGACGAGCGGCCCTATGCGATCCCGCTTGCCGTTGCGGATGGCGTGACCGATTGGGCGGCGTTCTGCGCTGCGATGAAAGCGGCCATGAACGGCGCCGAGGACGAGGATATGCTGCTCCAGATCATGGAGCAGAACAAAGACGCGATGATGACTCTGAGCGGCGGCGGCAAGGGCGGGAGGGCTGCGGCGGATCGGCTGCGCGCCGTGTTCAACGGCCAGCAGATCGAGCTGCGGCGCCGCGCGGCAGTGACGGCGAACGATTGACGATGAGCGCTGCCTGCCCCGGCGATCCTTGGCTGGTGGCGTGCGCCATCTGGGGCGCCGTCATGGCCGGCGGCGGCGTCGTGGTCGGGTGGGCAATACGCGGGCGGGTTCGGCGGGGATAGGGATCGCAACCGACAAGCACGATTCCCCGCGCGCCCGCGGGGTCCGCAGTCGTGTTTCCCCGCCGAGCACAGGAGTAGCCGATGACGCGCCCATTCACCCCTGCCGAGCTTGCGGAGCGCTGGGCCTGCTCGGAGCGCCACGTCCATAACTTGATTGCTGCCGGTAAGCTGGCGCATTTTCGTGTCGGCCGCCTGATTCGCGTCACCCCCCAGGCTGTCGAGGCTCACGAATGCGGAAACCCCGGCTCAAGCTCTACCGCGGAATCTGGTGCGTCGTCTGGACTGAAGGTGGACGCACCAAACGTCGTTCGCTATCCACGGATGATGAGGACGAAGCCCGGCGGCGGTTCGAAACCGACAAGCTAAAGCCAGTCGGCAACACCTGCGCCGACATCTTCGCCGCCTACCTCGCCGACCGGAAACAACGCATCCGGCACCACGCGAGGTTAGGGGAATGCTGGAAGAATCTTGCGCCCGAGTGCGGGCACCTGTTGCCCGAGCATATCGGGCGCCTATGGTGCCGGGCCTACACAGAAAAACGCCGCGCTCTTGGGCGGGCTGACGGGACGATTCGAAAGGAATTGAGCGTGCTGTCCGCCGCCATGCATTGGCAGAACAAGCGAACCCCGGCGGTTATCGAAATGCCGCCACAGCCCCCGCCGCGGGACCGCTACTTGAACCGCGACGAGTGCGGGAGGCTGATCGAAGCCGCTGCCGGGTCGCCTCACATTCAACTGTTCATCGTGCTGGCGCTCACCACCGGGGGCCGGAAGGAAGCCATCCTGCAACTGATCTGGGAACGGGTCGATTTCGAGCGGGGCATCATCGCCCTTGGGGACGGCCGTAGGCGCGCGAAGGGGCGGGCGACCGTCCCTATCCACCCACTGGCGTTGACCCCTCTCCAGGAGGCTCGTAGGGCCGCCAGGACTCAGTTTGTGATCGAGTGGGCAGACCGACCGCTCAAGTCCATCCGAACGGGCTTTGACCATGCCTGCAAGCTCGCCGGGTTGGACATCTCGCCCCACGTCCTGAGGCACACGGCAGCGGTCATGATGGCCGAGGGCGGGGTGCCAATGACCGAGATTGCCGCGGTGCTGGGGCACACCAATCCCCGGATCACGTTCACCACCTATGCCAAGTACAGCCCCGGCTACCTGCAAGACGCCGTTTCAAAGATCGGCTGGACAGTGCGCGGCGGTTCATGATGAACCACATTTGTGCAGGACTCGGCCGGTGAGGCGCGAAACGGCCCAACAGACAGTGCGCTTTCCGCAGTATTCCGCGGGGTTCGCGGGCACGTCTCGCCTTCACACGGCGGGGGTCACTGGTTCAATCCCAGTAGTGCCCACCATATTTTTCAAGTGTATATCGCCTTGCTGGACAGTGCATGATGGTTCGCAATGAACCATGACGCATAACCAGGAGGACTGCACATGCTTGCGCTCATCGTCCCGCTCGGTGACCTCGGCAACCTGGTGCCGCCCGGCATCTGGCCGAGCCCAGGACATCCGGCGCATCCCATCGCGCCCGGCGGTTCGCCCGGCCATCCCGCCCACCCGATCGCGCTGCCGCCGCTGCCGCCCGGCATGCCGCTGCCTCCGGGCCTCGGCGGCACGCCCGAGCATCCGATCTACCTCCCGCCGGGTGCCAGCCAGGGGCCGGGCTTCCCGACTAACCCGATCGCGCCTGGCGGGCAGCCGCCCTATCCCGACCAGGGACTGCCGGGCCAGCCGCCCGGCATCTGGCCGAGCCCGGGACACCCGGCGCATCCAATTGCGCCGGGTGGCAGCCCTGGCATTCCCACGCATCCGATCGTGCTGCCGGGCACGCCCGAGCATCCGATTGCGGCACCGCCGGGGCAGGTCTGGCCGCCGATCACCGAGCTGCGCGCCAAGACCGTGACTTTGGCGTGGTTGCCCGGCTACGGCTATCGCTGGGTCGTGGTCGAGCCGCCGCCGGCTGCAGGTCCGAAGAAGCCCTGACGAGACGACAGCGCGCGGCGTCACCTCTCGGCGGTGCCGCGCGCGATGTCCGCGAGCTGCTTTTTCAGCCGGCCAATTTCCCGCTCGTGATGCTCGATCTGGCGCTGGATCGGCACCGTCCGGCGCGTGCCGAGCAGATCCGCATCCTTCAGCACGACCTGAATGGCCAGCAGGCTCCGCGGCCCCATATTCGGCAGCCGCAGCAGATCCGCATCCGGGATCAGCGCGAGATCGCCGAGCGTGCGGATGCCCTCGATCCAGCAGATGTTGCGCACGCGCCGCGGCAACTCCGGGATCTGCTCGATCAATGCGTGCGCGTTCATGGCGTCACCAGCGATACAGCCGGAACCCCGACAGCGGCGGCAACAGATACACGATGATGATGATCACCAGCAGAACCAGCAGGATGTTCGGGCTGGCGTAGGGCAGGGGGCGGCCGAAGAACCCCAGCAGGAGGAGGACGACGACGACGATCAGCAGCAGTTCCATGGCCCGCCGCCTATCGGATAGGGGAACCAAAAATCTGGAAACCAATGATGAACAGCAAAACCCACAGCAAAAAATTCCAGCCCCATACAAGGGGCGCGCCGAATGCGGTACGATTAGTGTAGGCTCCAAACAACAAGGACAACAGCATGAGTAACCAATAAATAAAACCCAGTGTCACAGCACACCTCCGCTATAATGAAAGCGGGCAGACGGATGCCACCAGCACCCGCCCGCCCTGAGCGCAACGAACCTGTGAGGAGGTCCGTCATGCCTATCTCCGGCATATGTGAGCAGTGCGGCGAGGGGTTCAAAACCCATCCATCCCGTACCATGCTCGGGAATGGGAAATTCTGTTCCAAGACGTGCTTCAACTTGTGGCAAACCACACCATTGGAAGCACGCTTCCGCCGCTTCATCGGACCGACGAACGAACGGGGGTGCATCCTCTGGACGGGGGCCACTGGCACCACGGGTTATGGCCGCATCAGAAGCGCCCCGCCCCTTACGGGGCGTCAGCTGTCGGCACACCGCGTTTCCTGGGAACTCACGCACGGTCCTATTCCGGATGGTCTTTGCGTCCTGCATCACTGCGATAACCCGCGCTGTGTCAACCCAGATCATCTCTTCCTCGGAACCCACGCCGACAACGCCGCCGACAGACAAGCCAAAGGAAGATCGAGAAAGCAGCGCGCGGGCCGCGTCCCCGGTAGTCGCCGTTTTCTGCAAGAGCAGCGACGACAAGCGCAATCCTCCTTCAGGACCGAGTAAACAGTGACACCGCCAGCGACACCGCGAACGCGATTGCGGCGCTTAGCAAGGTCGCGGCCAATCTCATCGCACGCCACCTGCCGTCGCACAGCACGACATGGCCGTTGAGATCGCCGCGCAGTGCGGTGACCTGGATCTCGAGCGCGCGTAGACGGTCATCGCTCACTTCGGGCCGGGCAGCGGTTGTGTCGCCGGCGGTTCATAGTCGGCCGGATACGGGGTGTTACCTGCAGCTACCCAGGTTTGGAAATCGCGCCAGTCGGCGTTGCGCTCGTCATCGGGGATGAACGCGCCGTCGCTGAGACGCTGCACGCCCTCGCCGGAAAGCTTCTGCTTGTACATCAGATCTCCGCGTCCATCGTCAGATGAATGCCCAAGGTCTGCCCAAGCGCCGATCCTGCCGGCGCTGTGCATGACAACGTGACGTTGTTTTCATAAGAAGTCAGGCTGGTGCCGCTGCAATCGGTGCTCGTCGCGAAGTTTCGCACCTGTGTATTGGCGACGCTCGGATTATAGCTCGCCAGCGTGGGAGCCGCCCGCATGCGCGTGGGTAGCGTCAGGCTCGGTGCCTGAGCAGCTCCGCTAGCGCCGACGTTCTGATGGAAAAGCCATGCGCCGGCAAGACCGGCAGCGCCGGCCGGCGCGACGCTATAGGGAAATGTCTTCTGAAAATGCCGCTGGCACGCGAGTAATTCGCTCTCGAACGGCCGGCGCTCGAACGGCGTCGCGATGCTGCCGACTTCGAGCTGCACGTCGTCGATGTAGAAACCGTCATCGGCGCCAGCCGTCCCGACCGGCGTCCATTGCAGCAAGATGGATGCTTGCGATGCATTGGTCAGTACCGGAATGCTCGACGTAAAGATGAAGCGCTGCGGCGCTCCTGTAAGCGTCGCAGCGTTGCCGATTGGAATAGACTCGCCGGTGTACGTACCGCTCGAGCGCCGTGCCGGTGATCCGGTCCCGACAAACAACTGCACACTGATGTTGCCGCCAGCCGGCGACCAGTTCGCGGCGGCGTGCATCGTCATGGACAGCGTGACGATGCTGCCACGCAGCGGTACGATCTCGTCGGTGTCGAGCGGAAACTCGAATAGCGGGTTGGTAACGCCGGTCTGACCGACACGGCGCACGACGTGTGCTGAAGAGCGCGATCCGTTAACGCTGCCGGCATTCTGATAGACATCCATCGC